ATTTCTTCTATTCTCTGTTAAACGGTGTGAGAAATACAGCTGTTAACTCATGGAACAGTATAAGGTCAAGTGTAGTAAGCATAATAAGTGGATTAGTGGGTGCAGCACAAAACGCTTGGTACTCATTCAGAAACGGAGTTTCTAACTTAGTAAGTAGCGTTTCTAACATATTCTACTCATTAAGAAATATTAACTTGTGGAATGCTGGTAGTGCTATTATTAACGGATTCCTTAATGGGCTAAGGTCAGCATGGGGAAGTGTTAGAAGCTTTGTAAGTGGAATAGCTGACTGGATTAGAGACAACAAAGGGCCTATTTCATACGACAGAAAACTGTTAATCCCTGCTGGTAATGTAATTATGGGAGGATTTAATGAAGGACTTGAAAATGGCTTTAAAAATACGATGTCAAAAATTGAAGGGATAACAGGAAATATTCAATCAAGATTTAACATTAATCAATCTAAAGCATTGAACGTAGAAAGCAATTATCAAGGTCAATCATTAAATATAAACTTTAAATTAGGAGATAGAGCGTTTAAAGGTTTTGTTGAGGATATCAACGATTTAAACGGGGAAATGGTGCAATTAGAAGAAACTTATGCACTGTAGATAGGAGGAATGCAAATGTACAATTTTATTAATACTAATGAAATAGGGGAAATGCAGCATTCCTCTATTCAAACCATATTTAACGGAGTAAACCTTGATTTAAAAGGTTACAGAACATTAACTGTAACTGGTAGGTCACTTATTGGAAGAAGAATCAATAGTACTGAAGTTCCTGGAACTGATGGGAAGTATTTTTTATCAAGTGAGCTAGAAGCAAGAGAAATAACAGTTAAATTTCAAGTTAAAGCAAATAATAATGCTGATTATAGAATCAAGCTTAATGTTCTGAACACATTACTACACAGCTTAGAGCCTAAAGAATTAAAATTCACAGATGAGCCGGATTATAAATTCACGGCAATACTTGAAAAGACAGGATCTATTGAAGAGACTGATAACACTGTAGTATCAACTTACACATTCTTATGCTTAGATCCCTACAAATATAAAAATGCTCAGGGAGATGTAGGTACAGACAGAGTAACAATTACTAAATTACCTAATAATTCAGATGAGATCATACCTGATGCAATTAAATTATCTGTGGCAAATGCTGGGGATAAGATTATTATTAAAAATCAAAATACAACTAAGAAGATTGTAATTAATCATAACTTTTCAAGTAACGATTTAGTAGAAATTAACTTGAATAACGATTATCCACTGAAAATCAACACTGTTAATAAGAGTGAATTAATTGATTTTGTGGAGAGTGATTACGATTTTTCAGTTAAACAAAATGATGTAATTACAGTTACGAACTGTAAAAGAGTAGAAATATACACGAAGGAGAGATTATACTAATGAAATTATTTTTATTCAATAATGAAGAAAAGCTGTTAGGTACAACATCTCCTATTAGTGCTACTCAAAAAGAAGAGCTTAATAGTATTCAGACATTAGAAGCTGTAGTGCGATATTCTGAATTAGTAGAGAATGCTGTGTATATAGGACATAAAGATTATAACAAGTCAGACATGTTTCATTTATATAAAATTGATACTGTAACTAAAATTGATATAAGTGAGGTTAAAATAACAGCTGTTAACTCATTCTATGATGATATGGAAAGCGACGGATATATTAAGGACTACAGGCCTACAAATAGGGATATACTAAGCGTGTTAACTACTCTACTTACAGGCTCTAGATGGCAAGTAGGAGCTTGTAACACTCAAAGAAATTTAACTAGTAATTTCTACTATGTAACGAGAAAAGCTGCATTGAGTAAAGTAATTGAAGCTACTCAGATTGAGGTTAGACCACGCTATGTATTTAGTAGGGGTAAAATTATAAATCGTTATTTAGATGTTTATACTAGATTAGGTCGTGATAATGGTAAAGTCTTTGTGCATGGTAAAGATTTACTTACAGTAAGTGAGAAAAAGTCAAAAGGTGCTATTTATACAGCTGTTGTAGGTCGTGGTAAAGGAGAGGAAACAGACACAGGAGGTTATGGTCGTAGATTAACATTTAAAGATGTTGTGTGGGACAGAAGAGCCGATAAGCCTGTTGATAAACCGGCAGGACAAGAGTACGTTGAAATACCTGCCATGACTAGACTATATGGGTTCGATAATGGTAAAAAACCAAGAATTAAAATAGTAGAGTTCCAGGATGAAGAAAATCCGGAGAAATTACTTTGGTTATCTTATCAATGGTTAGAAAAAAACAGTCGAATTCAAGTTGAATACAGTGCTACTGTTGTAAATGTTGGTAATTTAGATTTAGGGGACACAGTAGGTATTAGCAATACTAAATTAGGTATTAAATACAAAACAAGAGTGTTTAAAGTTGAACGTAATTTAATTAACAACAGATTAACTAAATTTGGTATAGGGGATAAAGTAACAACTTCTCCATTTAGTAGAACTATTGAACTTGCTAAAGATATGAAGAATTTCCAGGATGACACGATATATTGGCTGGATAAGATTAGAGAACGTTTATCAGATAAGTTTTTAAATGAGGACGGATATAATTATGATTTAAAAGCTAATAACGAGTATAGACTACCTGCTGGATATTATTCATTTGATAAGCCTATTGATCAAAATCCAGCTAAAGTTGTTTATATGGGAGCTGGTAAAATAGCAATTGCTGACAGCAAAAAACCAACGGGAGAGTGGAACTGGAGAACATTCCTTGATGGTAGAGGTGCTTCACTAGACCTACTTAATACAGGAGTACTTAAGGCTGGTAGAATTCAATCAGCTGATGGCAGTTCTTATTGGGATTTAGATTCCGGAGCATTTCACGTTGGCCAACAAGCAATAGAAGAATCAATAACTGCAACAGTTAATGCTAAGAAAGATGAGATTGTTGCAGCAATTAAAAAAGATGTTCAGATAAAAGATGGGAAAGATGGTGTAAACTCATATATCCACAAAAAATATTCTAACTTTTCTGATGGTAGAGAGATGAACGACAACCCAAACTCTACTTATTTAGGGCTTTACACCGGAACTAGTAAAACCGCTCCTACTGATTACACTCAGTATAGCTGGACTAAAATAAAAATGGAAGGCAAGCTATATAAAGGTTATGCTAACAGCTTAAAAGGGTTGGATTTTACGGTCGTAGAACCGGACGACAATTCTTTTTTACTAGCAAAAAACAGTCCTCACGTAAATATTACAAATGATGATGATATTAGTGACATATGGCAAGCTAATATGTTTTTAAGTTTAAAACCCAACACAAAATACACCCTTACAGCACGTGCAAAAGGTAATAACAATAAATTATGGGCGTACTTCAGAAACAACAAGACATCACAAGAATATCCGTGGGGTCAACTAGAGTTCGGGAACACTTTAGAAACTAAGAATATAGTATTTACAACCGGAAACGATGTTGATGATGTGTTATTTAAGTTCATATTAGTACCGGAAGACGAAGATTGGACGGGTGTTCAAGTTGAATGGTATACAATTCATGAAAGTAATAGAGTTTACACAAGTTATCCTACTAATGAGCCTGCTCAATATCATAAGTATAGATATTTTGGTTATGTAAACAAAGAAAGTAAACCTGTAGCAAGTGATTTTGATTGGTTCGACATCCAACAAAAATCAATTACAGGAGATAAATATACACACATTGTTTACTCAGATAATGAGGATGGTAGTAATTTTGGACGTACACCTAAGAAATATATGGGTGTGGCAAGGACTAATACTCCAGCAACTCCTACAGATGAAAGGGATTTTAAATGGTTCAAATTACAAGGGGACAAAGGTAAATCAGCACCAAACTTTAATCTATTACTTAATACGGAGATTAAGTCTAGCAGCTCCTACACATTGAACGGTGCTACGCCTACAATTAATCAAAATGACCTTAACGGTCGTAACTCTGTAGAGATTAACAACAGAGGGCTAACTGGTAATGCTTGGAAAGGTATTTCTTTTATTAGCTCTAAGAAAGAGTTTAAAAGAGGAGATACTATTGTAATTAGACTACCTATCTATATTTACAGTGATGTACCTGTAGATAACGGAATCCATTTAGCTTTAAAATCCCATGTGGGTAACAAACAGTTGACAGGATTTAATCTTGACAGTGGGACACCAAAAGATACGTGGGTTATTAAAGAATTTGAGTACACAGTCCAACAAGATTTCACATCTCAAAGCGATAATCTATTTTTCATCTTTTCTACTAAGAACGGACATTTTAAAATAGCTGAGCCTTATATGTCAGTTGATGGAGATATTCCAAAAAATTGGATGCCAAGCTTAGAAGATTTAAAAGCTCACTCATTAACAGCAAACGTAAGGGTCGCTGGAACTTATGAAGGTAAGAAAACTAATAACATTAAATTCTATGTAGATGTTTATTACGATGGGGAAAAGATCAATAACGGATTTAACCTTACAGCTAGGGTTTGGGGTGGCGGTCTTAACAAGACACAAGAGAACGCTACATATAATAGCGATGGAGAGCTTACTAACGTTTATTACTCAAACGGCGAGAAAGACGGGACAACAATTAACATTAAGTTAGATGTAGAGTATCAATTTTTGAAAACTACATGTTTTGCAAGGCTTGACAACCTCCCTGATACTGAACTTGTAAAAGAGATTACTAACAAATATAAAACATTTGATACGACATTAGAACAATTCAGGTCGCAAATTGGAGAGCTTAATGACAAGCAATTTAAGGTTGCGATTAGGGGAGAAAATCTCTTAAACTCAGCCGAAAAGAAAACTGGGAATAATCTAACTTATACAACGTTAGAACCTATGAAGCCTGGTAATACTTACACGTTAGTAGCTGACTTTAGATATTTCCCAGCTAATCAGGAATTAAGAGTATTTAACAGCGAAAGACAAAGACTTGTAGCAGGTATTAATATTTTTACTTTCACAGTACCAACAGAAACAAGAACGATTAATTTAACTCCGTTAGGAAATTCAACAGAAGTCAAAAATCTTGAAGTTTGGGAAGGAAATTTCAACGAAGGGTTGGAGAAAAACTCTTTTGATGCTGTAGTCGGTGGAATTAATAAACTTGTTACTCTTAAATCACTGAATGAATTTAAGGAAGGTCGATATTACAAAATAATGTTTGACACAACAACACCAAATAACAGTGCAATGTCTATTGACTTTAGTGAATATGTGCTTGCAAGCAGTGATGGTAAGCCTATTCCTAACACAAACTTTAAGCCTATGACAGCTAAGGATAACGTATTATTTGCAAGAGTTGTTAACAAAACGAACGACAATAAAGACGTTGTGTATATAGAATTCTCAGGAGATTTTGACAAATCACAAATTACCAATGTTAGATTTTATGAAATTAACTTAGGGTTTAGATATACGAAACGAAACGAAGAAATTAACATATACTCAATAATTAATCAAGCTAAAAACGAAGTAAATCTAAGTGTTAAAGAAACATTATCAACTAACTACTTAACAAAGGCACAGACTGAAGCATCTATTAAAGTGATGAAAGATAAAATTGAGAATGTTGTAACAACCGACAATTTCAGCACCACTTTAACCCAAAATGCTAGAGCTTTAAGGATAGCATGGAATGAGATTTCTGAATACATTCAATTTGAAGATGGAGAGATGAGGTTTTATGACGGAAAAGCTACTGAAGATAAACTAAAAGCAAGAATAAATAGTGGTATGTATGAATTTTTTGACAGCGGTAAAGCAGTAGGGAATATGGGGTGTATAAATCTTAAAAATCACCCTGATAAACTGGGAATAAATTTCATGTTGGAAAATTATAATACAAGTAAAGGGAAATATATGGCCTGGTCGAATAGGGATGACCCTAACGATGATTTTTACAGCATGAAGTGGGTTTACGCCTCACAGTCTATAGAAAAGTGTGATAAGGATACACTAAATGCTTTCTGTAACGTTGATTTTCATGGGTACGAAATTAAGAATGCTGTAATTTCAGAAGGGGAGTCGGCTGAAGTACCTATTGTTCATAAAGTTACATATAAAGGGAATGGGGTTTACGGCTGGACTTCCGGCACACTGAAGTTTAAAAACGGGATATTAATATATTCTACAATTCTTTAAGGAGGAACTAAATAATGATGCCAATAGAAGCTAAAATTTCAAATGTGAAAAGCGATATTTTAAAATTTGTAGAAATATCAGCTAGAGATTACGATTTACCACCATTTATTATTACTGGAATATTATCCGATATATTAAATGAATGGAAAACAAAAGAAATAGTTCAAATAAACGATAGTTACAATAGAATTATCACTACACTGAACGAACAAATAGCAAAAGAAAAAAACGAAAACAACGAACAAAATTAAAAGATATAAGGGCGGTTATTACACCGCTCTTTTTTAAGGAGGTGCAAAAATTGCACATAACATTAGCTGAATTTGCTAATCAATATTATGAATTATTTAACGATATATATATTCACGCTTTAGCTGGGATTATAGTATTTGACATTATTACAGGACTTGCTAAAGCGTGGGTAACAAAGACGGTTAATTCCACAATAGGAAGACGTGGGTTAATCGAGCATCTGATAGTATTAGTTTTAGTTGTAACAGTTTATCCCTATCTAATCTATATAGGCTTTGAAGAAGTAGCAACAGCTTTTATATTCTTCTTCATAGCAACCTATGGGGTATCGCTTATCGAGAACTTAGCAGCAATAGGTGTGCCTTTTCCGAAAGGAATTAAAAAGAGGCTAGAAAAACTAAGAGATGCATTAAACGAAAAGGAGTGATTCTATCTTGGAAAAAATAATTAGATTAAGTATAGAAAACACAACAAAAATAAGACAAGTAGAAGATAGTTTTTGCGAGCTGTATTCACACGATAAAAATAACGGAGCCTTTGAGTTTGAAATATCAAAAGGAACATTAACTAATGAAAATGTAGTAGCGCTATTTAAATTTTTAAGAAGTGGTAGCTACTGGAAAACTACAGGATCTGTAGAAGATAATAAAATCAAGTTTAACTTTGACACCTCGCTAATTACTCAAAATGAGGAGGTTGTTTGTTATATCTACCTTGACAAAGAAGAACGCAACAGCGACATTTTCAGATTTAAATTCAAAGTCAATCTTTCTGAAATAGATAAAGCTAGTCAACTACCGGAAAAAGAACGCTTTTTTGCTAATAGCATGATAGTAGATAGAGTAGATGTGCTTACTAAAGAAGACTTTGACAAAGCTATTAAGGAAATTGAAAAAGGTAGCAAATTCTTAACAGAATCCCAAGCGAATGAAAAGTACGCATTAAAAGGGGATATCCCTAACGTATCTAATTTTGTATCAGATACTCAATTATCAGATTATGCTTTGAAGACTGAAATACCGAATAGTGAAACTATTGTAAATAAGGCTGTAGAAGAAGTTGAGAAAAAAGGATATTTAACTGAACATCAATCACTAGCTAATTATGTCACTGAAACGCAGTTAGAAGGTAAGAATTATTTAACTGAACATCAGGACATTAGCAAATTAGCTACAAAACAAGCTGTTGATGATGTTGCTGCTAAGGTTACACAATTGGAAAATAGACCAGTGACATCAAGTTATGATGATTCTGAAATTAAAAGAAAGATTAAAGAACTTGAAGATAGACCAACAACAGCTAACATTGATACTTCTAATTTTGTAACAAATACACAGTTAGAAGATAAGCATTACTTAACTGAACATCAATCATTAGCTGGATATGTTACAGAAACACAACTAGAAGGTAAGAATTACTTAACTGAACACCAGGATATTTCAAAACTTGCCACTAAGGAACAGTTAGACGAACTTAGGAATAGTCAACCAACAATTGACAACCTCGTTACTAAAGAACAACTTAGAAAGGCTTTCTTAAATGAAGAAGGTCAAGAGAAATACGTTGATTTAGATACTTTTGTAAGTGCAACCCGTGGTGTTTTGGGAAGTTCAACAAATGAAAAAGGTGTTGAAGAATATTTCAATGAAGTAACAACAGGACTTAGCGAAGAAGCTAAAGAAACATATATAGGAGATATCTACAAAAACGCAACAGAAACTAAAGTGTACCGCAAAAATGGTTTTACAAACTTTAAAGACATGATGTATGCATTAGCTAAGGTATTTCCAGATAATTATAACTATAAAGATGAAAATCAACGTGTTGACATTCTAACAAATAGAAATTATCAAGAGTATATAAAATCTAGTGGGAATGATGACACTAATGATTTTGCAACTAAAAAACAAATAGAAAGCTTACAAGGAGAGATAAGTTTTAAATTAAATAAAGCAGATTCTCCCTTTTACTTTACAGGATTTAACAACGCTCGTGAATATTCACAAATAGTAAAAGGAAGTACAAGTGATGATACATTATACGGGAGAGTATTCGTTAATGCTAATGAACGTAAAATTTACAGAGGTCATTTTACTTTCACTGAATTAGATTTAGCTTTATATACGTTAGCTAAAGCAATTCCAGAAGGATATACTCCTGATTATGAATTTGGAGATAGTGATAATATTGAATTAATCACAAATAAAACAATTAATAGATATTTACCAACTAACACCGAAAACACAGGCAACACAACTGAACTAGATAAAAGGTTAAAAGTACTTGAAGCTAAAAATTGGGAAATTCACGGACGAGGAATGCCAAACGGAGTAGTTACAGCACCAGTAGGGACAACTTATGTAGACGAAGCAGTAACTAACGGAGCGTTGAAATGGATAAAGAAAAGCGGAACAGGTAACACTGGTTGGGAAGTTCTAATCGGAGACACAGGTTGGAAAATGCTTCCTTCTGTATCAAAATTAGGTAACTCATTTGTCAAAATAAGACGTGTTAACAATGTAGTATCTTATCAGTTCGGAGGCTTAAGCTGGGGCTGGTTTGGTATTGTCAGACGTGGTGGAGCAGGATATGTTCTGCAAGGCTCTGACAAGGAACGAAATTGTTATATTATTCAAAATGGTGGGATTCCAATAGGATATAGAGCCGAAGCTTCACTTATTGGAAATATATACAATGATAAAGGTATTTCTTATGGTACATGGTATTTAGGCGGAAATGGAGATTACAACCAGTTGAGATTCCAATTCACTGACGCCGTGCCAACAGATAGAGATATAGGAGATATACGAGTAAGCTCTATCTCATATTTAACGAGCGACGCATGGCCGACAAACTAGGAAAGGAGGTGAATTACTATGATAAATTGGAAAGTGCGTTTTAAGAATAAACATTTTGTTATATCTTTTATTGCTGCAATTCTT